TGATATGGCTGAATTGATCGTCAAGCGTAACGACGACAAGCTATTGATGGACTTGATGGGGCAGGCATTTCCTGACTTGGACGCAAAACGTGTTAAGAAGTTCTTCCGGGAGATTCGGAAGACCGGAAAGGCTAGTTTGCCTAAACCTCGTGCATCAATAGACTGCCCCATTGTTCGCTCTCTAGCGGCTGATGGCGAGGTTCTATTCCCTCCCTACACCATCGACCCACAAACGGCTCCCTACGTCTTCTGGCGCACGTTTATGACGGCTCAGGAGCTTGAGAAGAAGGTCACCACAGAAGGATGGGATGAGGACTGGGTATTTGAGGCTATCGATACGCTTCGTGGCCGTGACTCCTACTACATTGACGGGCAGAAGGTTAAGAAATATACCAATATGCCATTGTCTAAGGATAATGACCTGGTGATGGTGGTCCACGCTTACCAGCGTTTGATCGATGAGGATGGAGCAGAAGGAATCTATTGCACGGTGTTTAATCCACATGTTGCCGGATACGCCACATCGGAGTTGATGAATGGTTACGACGACTATCCTTTCATCGTGACTCGACTGTCATACAATCAGAAACGCCTGTACGAGGTTCAGACATTCCCTGATATTCTACGCGGAGCTCAGCTTCAGATCAAGACTGAGCGAGATAGCCGCATTGACCGTGCTAGTTTGGCCACATTGCCGCCTCTGATGCATCCTGCCGGTCGCCCGCCTGCTGAGTGGGGTCCGGGTCGTCGCGTTCCTTATCGTCGCCTTGGTGAGATTGCCTTTGGCCCAGTTCCACAGCATGACACGGGCTCGATGGAGCTTGAACAATCAATGGCATTGCAGGCTGATAAGTCGGTTGGATTGGACTTGAACAGCCCGATCTCCAGCGTTCGCCAACAATTCTTCGTGAATAAATATCTAAGCCATGTTCAGGAAGTACTTGGATTGGCTTGGAAGTTGTTCCAATCCGTCGGCCCAGATGAGGTTTTCTTCCAAGTAACTGGAAATCCAAATCCTCAGACAATGACGAAGGGGAGCCCGGATGAAAACTATTCCTTCTCGGTGTCGTTTGACTCGATCGGTGCTGACCCGGAGAATGCTGAAGCTCGCATGAAGCAGATGGGGAGCCTAGTTCAGTTCGACCGGAATGGCCGGATCGACATGGACAAGTTCCTTGAGTTTGCCGCTATGTCGATTGACCCAGTGTTTGCTGACTACGTGTTGCAACCTGCTGAAGCCTCAGTGCAGAAGGTGCAGAAACAGGTCACTGACGACCTCGCGAAGATTTACGCGGGCATTGAGGTTCCAGCACAGCCTAATGGCGCACAGATTGCTATGCAGATGCTCCAAGCGTACGCACAGCAGCCTGACATTGCACAGCGTGGTCAGCAAGACCCAGCCTTCGGTGAGCGACTTCAGAAGTACGCCGGCCAGTACCAGTTCCAGATGCAACAGACACAGAATGCTCAGATCGGCAAGATTGGAACGGCTCCAGCCACAGTAGGACAAGTTCAAACCCAAGGAATGAACCAATAATGGAAAAGCGATTCAAAAAAGTAGTCACTAATCCAGATACGGGGCGCAAGAAAACTGTGAAATACGGTCAAGCCGGTAAGGCTGCTGATGGAAAGGATCGCATCCGGCCCGGAACAGCCAAGGGTGACTCGTATTGCGCTCGTTCCGCGGGAATCAAGGGCGATTGGAAGTCTGACCCAAACTCTCCAAACAACCTATCACGTAAGAAATGGCATTGCCAAGGATCTAAATCAGTAAAATAATATGTTACCACGTCCAACACTCGCAGAAGCAATCAATACATTGCAAGATAATCAGGAGTTCTCCGTATTTATGGAGTTTATTGCTGAAGAAAAAGATGCTTTTATCGCTCAATTACGCCAAGCGGAGAACCCAAATGACGTAATGAAGCTAGCTGGATCTATTTCCACACTAGATGAAGTTATTAAAATGGTTACTGGTTGAAGCATAATGGATTGACATCGGCATAATATTTTACCACTTGTCAGGCATCGCACCGCTTAGCGTTATGAGCGTTCTATAAATATGAGCATCGAATCATCGCCCATCGCTGGGGGCCAAGAACCAGTGTCTAATATGTCAGTTGAAGAGTATATCGCTCAAAGAGTGGCAAACTCATCAAATCAAGAGGAACCGGCTGAAGAGTCTGAGGATACTCAAGAAGTCGTCGAACAACCTGATGAACAGGAGCAAGATGAGATCATTGAGGATGCTGAGGATGACGATTCTGGTGAATCTGAAGCAGAGCTAGATTTGCTTAGTCTCACGACGGAACAAATTCAACTACTTGCTAAGAACGGTAAAAGCCGATTGCTTCAACGCGTCGGTGAGCTTACGGCACAAAAGAAAGCACTTGAGGAACGTCTGCAATCTCAGGAGACTTCGAAACCCATTCGAGAAGTCCCTGACTCTGATAATCCCTTCCGCGGACTTAGTGATGTGAATGAAATCCAATCTAAGCGCAAGGAGCTCGAACAAGTCCTAGAAGACACGGACACAATCCTAGAGGATCACGAAGACTACGCACCAAGTGATATTATCACAGTGGGTGATCGCGAGTTCACTAAGGCTGAAATCCGCAAAGCAAATAGGAATGCCCGAGATGGTATTACTAAGTATCTACCAGCACAGGAGCAAAAGATTCACAAGATCGGCAAGCTCTCACAGATGGCAGAACACTATGGCGCTGCGGCACGAAAAGAGATTCCAGACATTTCTGATTCAAAGTCTGAAGTTGGAGCTCGTTTCAATGCAATGATGAATGACCCTATCGTTCAACAGGTAAAGGATAAGATTCCAGAACTTGGAGCCCAGATGGAATATCTTCTGGCGCATGCTGCAAGCTCTATCTTTGGAAAGTCTAAGTCATTAGCTAACGCATCGAATCTGGGAAGTAAGTTGAAGGTAAATCCATCTTCATCCCCAAGCAATTCTAGTGCAAATCGAAATGGCTCAGTCAAACCAAGGAAGGCTGCTGAAGCATACAACAAGTTTGAACAATCTCAGTCCGTTGATGATTGGATTTCAGCTCGAATCGCTCAGTACAAATAACTTCCAAATCAAATAAACTAAAAATATGGCCATTTCCACTACGTTTAATCCGAATGCTCCTACTGGTCGTACCACGACTGGCGCTGCCATTGGTAACCGCGAAGACCTCAGCAATGAGCTGACCATCCTCGCACCTGAAGAAACTCCACTGCTTTCCCTTTGTGCTAAGGGCGTGGCTAAGTCGACGTTCACTGAGTGGACTGCTGACAAGCTCGCTGCTCCTGTCACCACTGGTATTGCAGAAGGATCTGACGTCAACTCGTTCAGCGACAAGTTTGCTGACCGTGCCCGCCTTGGTAACTACGTGCAGATCTTCCGCCGTGACTTCCTCGTTTCGAATCTTCAAGAAGCTGTCACCAGTGTTGGCCCTGCCAATGTTGCGCAGGCTGAAGCTAAGTCGATGCGTGAAATGAAGCGTGACGTTGAGAAGACGATCTGCTCGGACAATGTCCGTTCGGCTGAGGACGGCGCCGGAACTCCATACGCCATGCGCGGACTTGGTTCGTGGCTTGACTCTACTGGTCCTGCTGACGTTCCTGTTGCGTATCGTACGCCTGCTGCTAGCATTACTGCCAGCGGTCTGACTGAAACCACCTTCAACGACCTGATCGCTTCGATCTTCTCGGTGAATGGTCAAGCCAACTCGCTCACCTTGGTTGCCAACGTGGCGCTTCGCAAGCTCGTTAGCAACTTCACCCGTTCGAGTGGTGCTGCTGCTTCTGAAGCTGTGTACAACGTGCTACAACAGTCTGAATCTAAGAAGGTCACCCACTCCGTTCAGCTTTATGATTCCGACTTCGGTGTTGTGAAGGTTGTCAATGGTAACCCAGATTGTATGGCTACCTTCGCCCGTGGCTATCTGGTCAACCCATCGTATCTGCAGTTCAATACACTCATCCCAATGGGTGCTACTCGCCTTGAAAACCAAGGTGGTGGTGCTCGCGGTTATGTGGACATGACTGGTACGTTGTGCGTCAAGCATCCCGGGGCACACGGCAAGATCGCCTACACTGCCTAATCTAAACCCAATCAACATCAACTAACTAATTATATGGCTATCCTATCCAATAACGAAAAGAGTCCGTTCACGGACATGATCCGCTTGACGTATCAAGACATGATCTACAACAGCGTGGCCTTGCTTGCTGGCACGTATAAGATCGCTTCCATCCCTATTCATGG